TGATGGAATAGGTAATGTACCTACTAACATGCTTCTATTCGGTACTGGAAGTGAATTAGATAAGCCAAACATTCACGCAGACTTAACCCGTAACTTAGAAGGTGGTTTAGCGCGTAGATCGTTTTTTGCTTTCACGCGAGACTCTGAGAAGACAATCCTGACAGCAGCGGAGCGGTTACACAATTACAACACTACAGGAGATCCTGCAGCAGTTAAGACTTACACAGATGCTATATCCAAGATGATTAGTCCTACTAACCAGGACAAAGTAATTTATATGGACGTAGCCGAGAGCCTATACCTATTAGAGTATCAGAATCATTGTGAGGCTAGAGCTGTTGCTGTAAAGGATAAGATCCTTAGGGCTGAGCTCACTCACCGTTACATGAAGGTGATAAAGGCTGCTGGCTTATATGCGACTTATGACGGCGATAGCAAGGTTACTATCTCACATCTACAAGCAGCTATGAAAATGGCAGAGGAAGGTGGAGAGCATATAGCCCGTATCGTCTATACGATCCCGCTACACGCACGTTTAGCTGAATACTTAGCTGAGCAGCCAGAAGAGCTTACGATGTCAGCACTGGTGTCTCAGCTGCCTTGGTTTAAAGGAACTGCTGCAGCTAGAGAAGAAATGCTTAAGCTTGCTTCAGAGTACGGGTATTCAAATAGTATTATCATTAATCAAGAACAGCGTAACGGAATAACGTTCCTGAAAGGGGAAGGTATTGAAGCCACGGACTTAAACAAGATGCGCTTATCGAAGGGAGACCATGATGCCTACAATTATAAGAATGGCACATGCCCTTGGAATCAGCTAGGTACGGTGCTTACAGAACAAGGAGTACATTGGGTAACCCATTGGCTAGAAGCTGGTCACAGGTGCGGAGAGAACGTTAAGTCAGGGTTTAATTTAATAGCCTTAGACGTAGACAACTCTGCATCAACTAGTAACGTGCCTATGAAGGCGGCTATGGAGTTACTGAAAGAATATTCGTACATGATGTATGAATCCAAAAGTAGTACACCGGAGTATAACCGGTACAGAATTGTTATGCCTACGAGCCATATCTTAAAATTACCTGAAGAGGTATTTGCTAAGTTTATGACTAATGTATTCGATTGGCTCCCAATTCCATTAGATGAAGTAACAAACCAACGTTCTAGGAAATGGTTAGGGTATAACTCTACACCGCACTATAACGAAGGTAAATTACTTCCTGTATTAGACTTTATCCCAGACACAGAAGCTTCCGTACGTTTACGTAGGAACACTGTAGCTATGGGTGACTTGTCTCATGTGGAACGATGGATGGTGAGGGATGTAGACAAGGGAGCACCTAGAAATAACACACTCCTTAAATACGCGTTGATTTTAGTGGACGCTAACTTAGCCCAGGAGCCAATCGAAAATGCTGTACTAGCACTTAATAAAAAACTGCAGACACCTCTACCCGAGAGTGAGATTAAATCAACCATATTTGCAACTGTAGCTAAGAGTCTTGCAAAGAAACTAGAGGAATAACGTATGTCAGAGACAGAAGTTACAACGTTTGCCAACATTATTAGGGCGGTGGTAGGCGAACAAGAAGAAGAGCCAGCCCTTAGTTTACTAGACCAGATATTAGCAGAAGCTAATGGACAGATGAAACTAGACTTAGGCGAAGCAAAAGGAGAAGAGTACGTAGAAGTAGGTATCCCCCGCGTGACTGGTGAAGGGATAGTACTTAGATACATACACCCGGATGTTCAGGCACTTATTGATGAGTTAGTCGAAACCAACGAACAGCTAGAAGCCATTATTGATGAGCTTAGCGAAGGCATGTCAGACGCAGATTGTATTGCACAGCTTACTAGCAGCTTTAATATGGATGTAACCCTAACTACGCGGAGTAGACTATGAAGAATACACGACCCCCTATCCTGTTACTAAGTCAGCCTGGTGGCGGTAAGTCTTCAAGCTTACGTAACATTAACCCAGAATTAGCTAAGCGAACTATCCATATTAATGCAGACAATAAACCACTGCCTTGGATAGGTGACACAGGCTTTACTAACTTTCATGCTCAGTGCCCTACACTGCTTCCTAGTATTATTAGACAAGCAGCAGCTAGTGGTAGTTTTGACCTCATAGTATTAGATACCCTTACGGTAGCTATGAGTGAGTTTACCCGTAGATTTATTAACACAAGTAAACCTAAGTATGTAATGAATGCCGCTGGAGAAGTTATCTCCGATACTAACTACATTTCTGTTACCAAAGCAGGCGAAGTAGATGGTATGGGTGGTTGGGGCAGATACGCTACACTGGTTTCAGACATTGTTGCTGAAGCTACGGCAGCTAATGCTCAAGTAGTTATTATGGGACACCTTAACTGCAAGCAAGATGAAGCAGGAGATTTTATCTATAAATGCCCCCTACAAGGACAGGTGGGTAAGCAAGGATTAGAGGGCTTATTTAGTATTGTAATGCACTCTATGAGTATGAGCCTGAAGAAGCTAGAAGGAGAGTATGCTCAGGATCATGAATTTCTAGGAACGGAAGAGTCTATGGAGTTCACCGGGGAACGATTTGTATTTCAAGTTGCCCACACGAAGGACACTATACACACCCACGCTCTAAGAACCATAGCAGATCTATGGCCTGCAGGCGTACGGTTTATCGACAACGACTTACAGAAGGTCTTTGATCGCTTTACTACCGTGTACGGTGATTAACCAAACCATTTAATTTAACTATAGGAGACTCATATGAGTAACAACCCTTTCGCTGTAGCAGATACAGCAACCAAACAACTAGCATCCTCTGTACGTCAGCCTGGCCCACCCGCTTCGGCACTACATGAAGCTAGCATCACCGCAGCGTATTTCATTGTGAATACGCGCAACTCAGCCAACACAGACTTAGTACTTGAGTTTGAATTAGGCTCCGGCTATAACCATAAGATTCAGAGCACTGTACTAGCCTCAGGCAAGACAACTGCAATGAACTCAAAGACTAAGAAAGAAGAATTACTTTGGTCTTATGTCCCTATGGCACATATGGTTGGCGCAGCCTGTGAAGGTAAAACTATCGGAGATGTATTCCCATCCGTGCAAGAGAAGATCGTTAAAGTATTCGACTTCAATACGCGTAAGGACGTGGATACCAAAGTACAGATGGTTACTGACTTAGTAGGTAAGAAATTACTTCTAGGCTTACAACGTAAGATAAGTAACAAGAATGCTTTAACTGGTAAGACGGACGCTAATGGTAGACCCGAATGGGCTAAGTTGGCTGAGAGAAAGACTACGCTAGAGTTTGGCGTTGCTGGTAATATCTCAGATCGACGTACTGCCGTAGAGTTTAATGGGGGAATTGCCGCAGAGAATGCTGCAGAACTAGACAAGTGGGAGCAGCTGAATACAGGCAAAGATTATGACGCCTATAAGCCAGTTGCTGGTGCCTCTGGAGTTCCTGCAGGTGTAGCCGCTAGTGCGGAGACGCTGCATAACTTTGGTGCGCCTAGCTAGATAGTAAATAGGGCCCGGCCAATCCTTCAAGGCCGGGCTTACTATCGTTCAGGTAACCAACCCTACATCACTCACTACGAGGAAACCATCTAGTTAAGATTACCTCGGATGGATTCTGAGTACAACATAAATAGGAAATATTATGACCGACCAAGAGATTGATAAAGCGGCACCACCTCCCTTTATCCTATCGTCTACGGTAACTGTGAACTTCACGGCTGCCCAGGTAGTAGAGATAGCCCTGCATTACTTATCCGATCAAGGACATACGTTCGATTCGGAAACAGTTAAGTCAGCTATCACTAAAGATGGTCTAACGTTAATTGTAGAATCTGGCGTAGGTAAGCCAGTGCCTGCAACACGTAAGAAACGAGGGCCTAATAAGAAACCAGCCGATAAGGTTGAAGTACAGGCCCCCAAAGAAGTAGCTAAAGCTGAAGATCCCGTAGAGGATCCTGCCCCTGCCTCTAAAGCTGCAGGCGACAATCCATTTGTTGCTACTACAGCGTCTAGTAATGAAGAAGTAATATCTGCTGTAAAGGCTGAAGCCGGCGTAGTAGATAAAGCTGCTTTTAGCACTGAGACTGCGAAGATCGTAAACTCAGGCAATAGTGAAGCACCCGCTGCTAGCAATCCGTTTAATTTCGGGGAAGACTAGTGACTAAGAAGTTAGCTTCTTTTGGAGCTGCAGTACTTGTGGCAGGGATAATTATATACCCTCGCCCCGTACTGTTCCTAGCACTAGCTTTCTGTATCTTTATACTTTTAGTTAGTGAAGAAGAAGAGCCGAAGAAGAAGTAGTAAATTGAACCCCACCTTAATTGGTGGGGTTTTTTATTTATTTAATCAAAACCGAAAACATCTTTCAAGCCACGAAACATGTAGAACAGTGGGAATTGGAATAGAGTCTCTCCTGCTTCTCCTGGCATTAGAGTTCTACCCCCACCCAGGGATACTCCCCACATAAAGCTAGAATCGCCTACATCAGGGATACCTCCCAGCAGCTGCTGAGCAACCTCGAAAGCAATAACCCCTTCTGGGTTCTCCCTGAAAGCTCGCATAACTACCCGTTGAATTCTGAATAAGAACTTGGTGTACATGTATAGCCCTGAGTCATTTATGTACTGCATCTCCCGAGAAGTATTAGGAGTATAGTCCACAAAGATTTCACGGGCTTGAGCCATAGCTTCAGACTCCGAAACCCCCTGCTTACGTAGGTGCTTTATCATTGCGTATCGAGCTATAAAATCAGATTGTGCTGTAGCTGCCTGAACATTCTTACCAAACTCCGTAGTAGGGGTAAGCATTACTACTCCAGTAGATTTCCTAACAACATCAGGAGTATTCTGCCATAGAGTTTCAATTGCTTCATTAGCCGCCGTAGGCAGTGCCTGCCGGAGAGCAGCTCCCAAAGGACTACCGCCTCCATTGGCTGATATATCAATATCTTCCACAATAGTTTGGAACATACCCGCTTGAACCATAGAGTGTACCCCTGAAGCTTCCATTAGCTTCTGTACCCTAGCAC